GCATGAGATTACCAGCAATCACTGTGGCAGGTACCTTGTTACTCGCATAATTAGCAGGATTGTAAAAAGTATTGGTACTGATACTTTGATCAACATATGCCGCTAACACTGCTGCGGTTTTGAGATAATCAACACAGTCTGTTTGGTCCCACATCAATTGATAACGATTACGCAGGCGGCGATACTCCGGTACTACTTGTACAAACGACCCCGCTTTTGATTCTTTAACTGAAATCAACTCCATGGGCATTTCAATGCCATTAGTTGAGTTTAATACCACTGAGCTGGATTCAACAGGTGCTATGGCCATTAGGGTGCCATTGCGTATGCCCGATTTTAGTAGTCGAGCACGTAGTGGTTCCCAGTCAAGACTTGGGCCGAAGTCCGTTAGCTCATTAACACCATTGGCGCGACGCTCCCACGGGAATATGCCCCGACCGTAGTAGGTTTGCGACGACTTCTTACAAGCACCGCGCTCTTCGGCCAATTCTACACTCGTCTCGGTTAGGTAATAGGCCTGATGTTCCATCCAACGCCGTACCTCCGCCAAAGCGGTTGGTTCGCCGTACTTGAGGCTCTTGCGAGCATGCCAATATGCCAGGTTAGTGATGCCAACCCCAAGTGGTTCAAAATCTTCATTTGCTAGTTGACTTTGTACACTTAGGAAGTCTTGATAGTTAAGTAAATTGCTGAGACTGCGTACTAGAACACGACAGGCCTTACGCATGTCTTGTGGGGTACGAAACGCTCCCCAGTTTATGCTGCCAAGAGTGCAAAGAGCGATTCTTCCCTCAGGGTCTTCAATCCTCTGGAAAGGTCTCGTGGGTAGTAATATCTCTTGGCAAAGATTTGATTGATATACTGGATCAAGGTTGGTGTCAAACGGACCTTGACGCTGAACGTTGTCAATGAACACAAGATAGATACGACCTGTGTCAGTGCGTTCCTTAAGAATTCCATTCTTAAAGATCTCGTCCGCTGGTAGTACCTTCTTCTTTTTTGTCGCATCGTGCTCATATTTTTTATACAGCCTTTCGAATTCCTCAGTGTTCCTATAAAAGGCTTCATAAAGATCAGGCACTTCGTGTGGATCAAACAAGGTAATGTTTTCACCATTTTTGAATCTACGCCAAAACATGGCATTGATCACCACAGAGTAATCCATTTGCCTAACACGAGTTTCTTCTGTGCCTTGATTGTTTTTCAAAACAATGAGGTCTTCAAACTGTGCGTGCCAAATAGGAAATGTCACAGTACATGACGCATTGCGTATGCCACCTTGACTACATGATCGCAAGTCACTAAACCATTTCTTCATAAATGGCACTAGTCCTGTGTGCTTGATTTCACCATTACGAATGGGGGCACCAAGTGGTCTAATGCGTCCAATTTCCAAGCCAATACCAGCACGTTTGCTGGCATACTTGGCCATCATTTCGCCAGCAGCAAATATGCTATCAAGGGTATCGTCACTACTGATAAGAACGCAACTACTGAACTGTTTAGTAGTAGTGCCAAGACCAGCAAGCACAGGGGTGGCAAGAGTGAAATGGCCATCTGAAGCGCACTCATAATAGTCCTTTACATACTTTAATCTTCGATCTCGTGGTTCGGCATGAAAAGCAGTGGCAGCGGCTACAGCATAGCGCACCTGTGGTGTTTCATATAGTTCACCAGTGGCACGATTTTGTACTAGATATTTTTCACAGAGTTGAGCAATTGCCGCAAATGTATAGTTTTCATCTTTGGCGTGATCAACAAACAAATCAATGATATTCCATTCTTCTTGGGTATACCACTCTAGCAATTCCGGGGTATACATTCCGGCATCTACGTTCTTCTTTACTATATTGTAAAGTCGAGGAGGATCGTAGTCGCCATAAACTTCTTTACGCAACATGCTTAGGCGCTGACGTCCTGCTACATATTGATAATTGACATTATTGATTTCAGGATTTTCAGATTCGTCTATTAGACCCACCATGGCCTGTAATAACAAGGCATCGATGGTCTCAGTGGTCATACCATCGTGGAATTCCAATTGTGCTTTTATTTCGATCATGCTAGGGCTAACTCCGTCAATGCCCCTACATGCGTTGCTTACTTGTCTTTGTATTTTGGTAAGATCTAGTGGAACTCTTTGCCCACTACGTTTGATGACATATATTGCCTGCTGCGTCATTACTGTTGATTCCTTTATTTTTTTAATATCGGTCCAAGTTCAAGTCTTGCTCAGTGTACCTATGCTTGAGTACTAGATTCTCGGTGATTGAAGCTTTATTTACTACAGTATCATAGATCAAATTAAGTATATATTTTCCCCGATTCACCCAAACTGTACGTAGTATGTCATGCGTGTCTTGATCTTTATATATGCGTATTTCTAAATTATCTATGCCGTTTTGCCAATGCGATGACAAACGCAGAGTATACAGCATTCCTAGCGCACGAGCAAGATCACAATAATAATTTTCATGTACCATAGTCCAGGGATCTGGCCAATCTTCTACTAAATCATCTGCCAAATAGTGTGTAACATAAGGAGCGTAACTCCATAAATGTTGAGCACGTTCTATTGCTTGATCTAAGGGTTCTTTACTGATTTCTGAGCGGAAATGACGCCACTCATGTAGCCGTTCTTCGGGCCTAAGATTCCACATAAATTTTGATTAGATTAAATTAGTTGATTTTACGTCGTAGGTTACTGCTGTTAAATTGCCTCTATTATCGGCTGTGATTGTTAATATTGGTCTGACTGTGTCGTAGAAATTGCTGTAAATTATGTTTAGGTTTATGCCTGTTTCTGTGTGTTCTGTATAGCTGTCTCTATAGGTACAAGACCCCGATACTGTGTCGGCACTAAACTGTAATTGACCTACACGATTAGCACCGGCTCTTTGCGCTATATAACTTATGGTTCCATTTTTAAATCTTGGATGTAGGGGCACATTGGCAGTGGTAGCATTATTAACCACTACAGTACGACCAATGGTTTGATAAGTAGCACCAAATCGCATGGCTGAGCTTTGGTTAATACTTACTGCTAACTCACTAACTTGTTCGATGCTGCTTATGGTACTATCTTGAACATCGGAACGTACAAATACATCACCAAAACTGTAGCTGCTGTTACCACCAAATCTGATTACGCTGCTGACCACAGTAGCATTGGCAGCAGGATCATGAGCTGTACCAACGTTGACGAATGTATTAGTTAGACTAACTACATCGTTTACTTGATTAGCAGTATGAATTCCTTGCTGATGAATCTTATTAAACAAACTGTTGACAGTTTTTAAACTTACCTGCGAATTGGCACCCAATGCTGTGTTGGCAGTGATGCCACGATAAAGATCAGTAAACAAACAACGATCAAATACCACATGCTTGGTACCCAAAGTTTCGTTGATGTTAACACCGTAGGTTAAGCCGGTAAAATCACATTCACTAAAGTAAATATTTTCTGAAGTAAAGTACTGACTGTTGATTTCAACACCTGAACTAGCAGTAACATTGGCTGGACTAAATCTAGGACCTTTGAATCTACAACGAATAAAACTTACATTCTTAGCAGATTCAATTCTGGCAATGGCTATATCGGGCTCGGTTTCAAATACTATGTTTTCAAATTCTATATACTGTGGCGCTGTACCACTGCCGGTCATGCCAGCAGCATCTTGTCCAGTGCTGCTGGTGGTTCTAAACAAACAACTAGAAATAACGCTAACCTGTTTAAGCACTACACCCGCTTTGCCTACGCCTTTGAAGTTTACATAAGGTGGAATACGCAATTCACCGGCAATGATGTATATGCCAGGATAAAAGTGTATGGTCCTGCGTGTTTTTATGTCAGGTGATGCGCTTAATCGATCATAGATTTGATCAATACAACGTTGTATGGCTGCGGTGTCATTGGTGATGCCGTCGCCGACGGCGCCAAAGTCTTTGACATTGACTATGTCATCAAACTTGCGTTGAGCATCGCGTATGATAGGCGTATTATTAGTGTTTCCGGTCTGTGCTTCATAGCCACTGCTTAAACCCTTGAACCTATACTGAAACTCTTGAAACCCACTACTGAGGATTTCAGTAACACCGCGTGAAGTCAATAGTTCAGTATTACCTGGTACTGGTGCGCCTTCGGAGGTGGTACCATTACCAATAAACAGTCTGAGTTGATCAACAGCCCACCCGAATTCACCACGAGCTAATTGTCCTAGATCTTGGTAAAATCCGCTGCGAACTTGAATCTGACTGACCTGTAATACTGCCATTGTGCTGTCCTGTATTGTGTATTTACCGTAGGCGGTAATACTCACTTACACGGTCGCACCAAAGTTCAGTCCATTGATCAAAGTCTTGGGGTTCTAAAACAAATTCTTGATAGGTAGGTGGTTCGCCATCTTTGGGCTTAACACAAACCATGATTACACCACGACGTATGTTGGTACCAAACAACTCATTATGAGCCAAAGCATAAGCTGTTATTTGTAAAAAATAATCTTGAATATACTCTAACTTTTTGGGTTTGTTACTTTGTTTGAAATCCAATATACTAGGTTGCCCGGCATGAACTCCCACACTGTCTGTAGTACCTGCGTACAACTCAGGAAAGTACAAAGGTACTTCATTGCCCCAGATTTCATCTACGCGACCAAATCCTGCTGCGATCACAGTCTTAGCCATGTCTAGACTTTCTTGAGCATATGGATTGCTCACAGATTCTTTTAATGGTTGACCTTGAATATAATCCTCAAGGTACTTGTGCATTCTAGTGCCACGATTGGCTGCTTCAGTGGTAATAGATCGAGCACGTTCCTCACCTATGTTTTTACGCCAAGCTGCTAGTGCTTCACGAGCTTCGGCCGGTTTAGTACGATCTAGGATTGTGGTAACACTAGGAACACGTTCACCAGTGGGCGTAAGATAGTGTCTTTGACCATCTACTGTGACGCGGTCACAGGTTTTATATTGATAACGTTGAATAAGCATACTAACGAGTATACTAACAAATTATTCGGTAATAAGCAAGAGGTTTTTTAGTCGCGTCGCCCAATGGCACGTTTGGCCATTGATGCTACTGTTTTTTCGGGATTTACACCAGAATCCACACTGTCACCAGTGTCAGGAATGTCAGGTTGATCTTCGCCGTCTAATGACTTCAAAAACACATATTTGACACCAGATTCGTCATCTTTGATGTCTCTAATCATGTTTTTTACACCTTGATTTTCTTTGTAAGCATCTACTAGCAGATCTACATTAAACATTTCGCTGCCTGGCTTTTTACGAACCAGGTTAACCAAACTGTCAACTCGGATTTGATCTGTGGTACTTCGTAGATTTTCCAGTGTGTTGATCAAGTTATAGGTAGAGACCGATTCAGCCTCTACCATGAACTCACGAGCTCTCATTAACGCTTTTCTCTACCTAGTGGCTCAGCACCGCCGGCAGCAGCATCGGTAGCACCAAATTCGTCTTGATCTAGATCACTGGGCTCGCCTATAGGAGGTAAAGCACCACCCATGGCATCACCGGGCATACCACCAGGCATCATAGCAGCACCATCTTCGCCAGCCAAGGCACGAGCACTGGTGTCGGCAGTTTCACGAGCTTCACCTAGGGCTTGACTAATGTTGGTCAACAAGTTGCCCATGCTTTGTTTAAACTGATCAGCTTCAGCCATACCAATTTGGTCACGAATAGTATCAATCAACGCAGGTAATTGTTCTACCTGCATCTTGCTGACTTTCTCAACCATGTCTTGTATGCTGTCTACCATGTCCTTGGCAGCGAGAATGGCTTCGCTCTTGCCCATTTCGCTTTCCATGAGATTTTGATTTTCGTTAAGCCATTTGTTTAGGCTTTCACGTACCATCAGTAACTCCATATACTTGGGGTTACGCTCGGCTTGATGAATGCCATAACTGTGGCGTATGCGTGATAGGTTTTCACCAATCAAATTATTTAACTGTTGCGCTTTGCTATAGTTAAGACGATCAAAATCAATGGTAAAACCGAAACGTGTTTTCATAAGTTGGTTCATACGGTTGCTGTTGTTAACAGGATTAATATCTTTAAGATTCATAATAGGCAGTCCCTAAATGTTTATGTATTTAGCCATCTGTAAACTTTTTTCTAACAACTTCTCAGCATGATGTAGTTGTGCTTGTGTTTCTTGATACCTGCTGAGGTATAGATCCAGATTCTGCGTACGACGGCGTGATTGTGCTTGATCTATTCTTATTCTATAAAAAGACAATTCATTCTGTAAACGATCAATGTCGTTATCCTGCTTGAGAATTTGATCAGCTAGGGGGCCTCGACGGGCTTGATAACACACAGCATAAAATATAGCACTGTTTTTGCGAACGAATTCCAATTCTTGGTCATTGTACCTATAGATCATATGCCAGCGTTCATTTATACAACGTATAGCATAATTACCTATCAAAAAGCCACTGCTGCCCAGTGCTACAATCAAAGGAACATTGTCTTTTTGGTGTCGATCTAGTACTTGCTGTAGATGTTGACGAGTCCAACCTTTGACATGTTTAACTGCTTGTTTTACTGCTTGATCAATTGTGGTTTTGCTTACGGTATTGGATTGCGCCATCGTTATTTTTTCGAATTAACACGCCTTTGTTGACCAGTTGATTAGCTAAAACCTGCTCACGTTCTGTTAGAGCAGACTTAGCCAGCACTGTGGCGGTATCTTGAAATTTAGCCAGTACATCGGCTTCTTCATTGGTGATGGCCAGTTGTAGACCACCTATAAATTCAACTACTTTCATCGATTTAATGCTACTAACAAAGTAATAATAGCTCCTATTAGACTTAGAATAATTCCTGTGCCAATGGTAATAAGTTGTCTATTGTGCTTGTCGTTGGCTTCAGCTAGCCCATTTTTGATTTCTGATATCATACCTTCCATGGCAGTTACTTTGTTGTCTACACTATCTAGTTTCATGTTCAACTGTTTGTAACGTTCAGCACATAATTCCACATGAGCCTCCAAGTTTTCACGCTCTATATCACTAGCAGACATTATAAAATCCCGATAAAAAGAATACACCGCTGTTTACAGCGTTTTGTTTATTTAACCTTTTTTCAGGAAATTTTGAAATATACATTGGTATCAGCACCAGAAGTATAGAACAAAGTATTGGCAAACTCGGCTGTTTCATCTAATCCTGTGTTTATGGGCACACGATCAAAATCAAATTTCAAGTAATACAATGGATCGCGGTTTCTATGTAAATATTCCTGATCTATTGTAAAAATAAATTTCCAACAACGATGTTGCCCTGTATATCTAGAACCAAATTGATGTGGGCCTACTTCTACTATTTTAGGCATACCGGGCACAGCTCGAATTCTACATGCTGCTCTTAGATTAACTAATTGTTGAGCAGTTTCCCAGTTACGTTGCTGCTCACGCTGTTTGCTAGAATCGTTTACAATATAACCAGTGGCTGTGATATCTACTAAGGTGTATACATTGATACTTACTGTCATCAAGTATTTAAGTGAAGATTTGCGTGGTCAAAAAAAAGCCCTGTATTGCTACAGGGCTGGGTATAACCAAATTTGGTTATTAGGATACAGTAATAGCTGTTCCTACTGAAACTGTAGTAGAACTATGTACAGTGTTAGCACCACTGTTATATGTTATACCAACTAGACGTGCTTTAATAGCATCAGCATCGACATTATGCCCGTGCATGATAACATGAACAGCACCAGTTGATCCTGTTGGGATATGGTACATCAAAGGATTTAATTCTTTGATAACTTTTTCTACCAATTGATCTGGCTCAACAGATGTACCTGTTGCGGGATCATAATCACCGTCTTGACTTTGTAGATCAATCGCGCCACCACTTTCTCTTAGTGTGATCAAAAAAGCCTTCATGTCTGATGTGGCACGTAGAGTACCAGTGGTGTAATTTGGATAATATCCATTAACTCGTGTAAATGTTGCCATTTTCTTCTTCCTTTGTTTATGTTACGCTTTCGCGTATGTAATTATTTATCAAACTCGTTATTTTTTAGCCGCGAACCCACCGAAATGAGCAGCAGTAAATCCACCACGTTGTACTAGCTTAATTAAGCCTAGGCTACTAGGGATTACAAAGCCTTCGCCCTGCGGTTGTCCTGCCACAAACTGTTTGAATCCTTTTACCTGTGTTTCTAACTGTTGTGCTAGATTTTCTTTAAAGGCACTAATAGCGTTCCATACTTTGAATAAAGCATCGAGCCCAGCTTTGTTCTCTGATAGATAACCTGAACCATCGCCGATCAGTAGTTGATATTGCTTGTTGCTGACATTTTCACGTAGCCAGTCACCTAATTTTAGTGTGGTCTTACCTATTTTTCTATGAGCAAGGTATTTTTGTAGTGCTTCTCTAGCTACATTACTCATACCTGCTAGAAATTGGTCCACTGTTGATCCGAATTGAGCTACGGCGGACTCTGCCGCTCGTGCTAGTGCCACTGGATTGCGTAGTCTAAAATCAATACCTGCTGTGGGAGGTATGATAGCCACTATTTGATTACTGGTCAAACCGCGTCCATTCCAGGGAGCATCATTGCGTTGATGTACCACAATCAACGTACGGCGTCCTGCTATGAGTTTGCCCAAGTCACTGTTAACTGGAACATGATACTCTACTGTAACAGGCTTAAACACGAACTCATTATTAACAGGCTCTAGCGGTCCATAAAACATCATGTCACCTTTGTAGGTAACTATTTCATTGCCTACTGCTTGTTCTAGTCCTGGCCATATGCCTGCTACTTTAGCATAAAGATCAGCACGATTAGCACCACGAGCTTGATCATACTGGATCCACTCATTGGGACTTTTAGGATAAACATTTTTAGCAGGCATGTACTTGTCTGCTATAAAAAACTTTCCTTGTTGATCTCTACCAAAGTACAAAGCAATAGCCCCATCCCATTTTATACTAATGTTCCTAGGATTCACAGCAATATCTTGTAGCGCACCAACATATTGAGCAGCAGTTGAGCTGTTGATAAAAATACTGTCCTCGGGATGCGGAATTCTAGGACTGTCGGCGGCTTCAGCTAGGTATTCGTGATAACTTTTCATTGTAGTTTATCTGTTAGCTGCCTGAACCAAGCAGAAGTTCCTACTTGTAGGTCTTCAGGCAAGGGCTTAATAGTACCTTTGGCTACGTCTTGTCTAGCTTGTGCTAGTTTTCCTTCGCGATCTGGATCTGATTTCAGTGCTGCCATAATTGACTTTACTGAGTCTAGGTCAGATTCTTTGGCTTTGGGATTCAGTAATATTTTAGCCACTTGTTTTCTAGTTCTACCAACTACTTCGTTGGTGTCTCGATTCATTAATCGAGCACCAAAGGCATCTAATTTAAGATTATAAAATTTTGCCAGACTGTTAAGTACTATGAAAAGTTCGCTACCACGAAAATCAGGGTCTGAGTAGGCTCCACGTGGACCATGCTGATGCCATGGTGCTACTACAGCAGCATCATGTATAACCATTACATCTACTTGTGCCAGGCCTTTTTTACCACCTTCCTGAGTCTGATATGGTATACCTATGTGTACATTACGCCCAGATACTTTGCTTTCTAGACCCTGTTGCTGAAAATATGCCTTAAACATTTGTTTGGCAGCTGAAACTGGATCCTTCTGACCTTGAGTTTTAAAATATTTTACTACATCTTCGGCTTCTACCATGATATCAATGTCACCGGATTCTACTTTGTACCCGGCACTACCGATGTCAATTTGTGCGCCACGATCGATTTCAGCAGGCAAATATCTGCGAGCAGATTCGACTACACCGGGAACATCTGCTTTGGCCACAGGATTTGAATTAGGTATGGCGGCGCCGCCTTCATAAAGATACATCATGGACGTGGATTCCCGCTAGTACCGTAACGTTGTAATAATTGTGAGATAACATCGCGTGCCAAATTGGCAGGGATTCCGGCTACTATACTAGCTGCTGTAGTGGGATTCGCTGCTGTGGCAGGCCTTTGTGAGCGCAGTTTTGACGTTGGAGATTGCTTTTGAGACTTATTGCTAGCAGCATCATAAGCAGTTTTGTTTAGTAGATCAATATCAGCAGGAATTACCACTGGTCTAAAATTTTCATCAGTCCATTGTCTAGAACTACTATCAAATGTATAATCATTGCCCTTGATGTTTACAGTTGTATCTTGTTTAGGAAATCCATAAGTAGCTGGAATTTGACTTTGTGGTTTTGGAGCAAAAACTTCTCTAGAACGCTGAGTTAGATACTCTTTCATCTTGCCGAAATCTGTAGGATCCAATGGAGTTTGTGGGTCAGGTACTTTGGTGGTTCCCGGTGGCACATCATCTTTAAAAGTAACTTCAGCAAAATCTTTTAGTGCTGCTGTTATGTCTGATCCAGCTGGTAATGCTTTTAATTGCTGCGACCATGTATTGAACACACGGTTAGCAGTGTCTGCTATTCTGCGATCTGTTACCGCTGCTCCACCACCGGCTTGAAATCCTGCGGCAGCACCAGTTAGTCCACCAGACTTATAGCCTTGTACAGCACCTTTTATTCTGTCCAATGGACCTTCAGTAACAAACTCATCAGCTTTCATAGTATATTTTTACCTTTTTCTATACAATATTTCTCTTACTCTTGCTTCAAAATATTGTTTAATCCTGAGATGATCGGTGCGGGACAAATCATCGGGCACCGGAATATCACTGGGTTGTAGACCTACGTATTCAACTAACACAACCGCTGACCAATTCTTTACCATTTCTGTGCCTGTTTGATCTGTGACCATTGAGGTCTGTCGACAAAAATTGTCGAAAACTGCGTTGGTAATATATCGTACCTTTTTCTCAAACTGTGCTACAGCGTAGCCAACTCTCATATGTCCTAGACTAAACCAAAAACCATTACCACCGCGCAATGACTTGATAAATTGGTCGATGCTGTGATAAATTACTTCTATTATGTTGGGTTGAATTTCATTTATGTTCATCTTTGACACGCCTTATTCCTCGAGTAAATTTAGTGTTATCACCACTGCGTATACTGTTGATCAGTCTACGCTCTAATTCCCCTGCGGTGTCAGAATCATAGTTTTCTCGAATAAACTGTAGTAGATTAATAGCGCCTTGTATTACATTGGCAGCACGAGCTTCGACAAAGTTTTCGCGATCACGTTCACGCTTAAAACTGTCTAATTCAGTTAAGATACTACGAGTACGCTTTTGCAACACAATCTCCCAGATATTATATTTATTACGTGGAAGATTTTAAACCAGCTAACATCTGTTTTAGTTTATTCGAGTTAACGCTTGATGCCGACACCGCAGCGGGTTCATCGGCAGAATTTACTGTCGATGTTGTTTTAATTCTTTCCATTGCTGATGCTGCTACACTACGATATCCAGCGGATTGTCCATCTGACGTTATACCAGGATCAACAATACGCATGGTTTCAACATTATAATCTAAGTCAATCTTCATACCTACACCAGTACTGCTACGAGATTTCATACACTGTATCTGATACTTGCCGCGCTCACGCATGGCTCTACTAGTGAAGATACCAAACACATTATCTGCTGTGTTAATTTTACTGATACCACCTGAAATATGACTATGATCAAACTCTACTTCTTCGACCGCACTTCGATTCAACTGCGACGCAGTGATCATGAGCATGCCTAATTCTTTGGCCAAGTTACGCAGTTCTTCACTTACATACTTGTCTTTGACAAACAAATCATTGGGACTCACTTTAGCCGACACTGGCATCAACAAGTCTAAGTAATCAATCATTACAAAGTCTACACGATTACCGGTTTGAATCTGATATTCTTTCAAATAACTGCGTATGTCGTTAATAGTGCTTTGTGCTGGCAAGTATTTGATACGATAGCTACCGGCTCGCTTACTGGCCACCCTGACCTTTAAGGCAGTGTCATCAATGCTTTTACGAATTTCTTTGGTACTCATGTCATTCAACATAGCATCTGTTCTTAAACTACAAAGTTCCTCACTGAGTTCTAGTGTAACATATACACCATGTAAGCCTTGCTGTAGCCAATTTAATGCTATGTTCATCATAACCAAGCTCTTACCCGAACCCGACCCACCAGCAAATATGTTAAGCTCACCTCGACTGAACCCACCATACATGATTTTGTCCAGCTGTGGCCACCCTGTGCTAACTTGTCCACCGGAATTAAAATAACGATTGATACGATCAGCAGGATCAGCCCAGTAATCTGTACCTAAGTCTTTGGTTAAACTAATCTGTACAGCATCTTTAACCAACTTTTCTACAGGATTAAAGTCACCTTTTTCAATCAAGTCTGCGGCTCGAAGAATGGCACGCTCTAGTTCCTGTTTTTTAGTAAAGCTCTCAAACTCTTCAAGGAACCAGGTTAAATGCCCTTCATCTAAGTTGGGTACTTCAGCTATGTTAACACCAGTTACTGCTCGAACCTGTTCCATAGTAGGTAACACTCGGTGACGGTCTGAGTGTTCGACTATGAATTTAGCTGCTTCACGTAAAGTGCGATCAAAATTTTCAGCATTATAGATATTGCGTACACGCACAAAACTCTGTGCGTCAGTGAGCATGATCTCAAGAAACAATCGTTGTAAATCTACTGAATAATCTTTCATATTAGCTATATAGCTTTCTACGTTTAAGTTCTATTTTAAGATGTCCAGTTTCTCGTGCTGCTAGTATGGATTTCAACACAAATAATCGTCCATATCGTACTACTGCTTCGTTGACATCTTTACAGGTTTCATGCCATACAGGAAAACTCACTGTCCATCCATATTCAAGTGCTCGATCAATTAACCGAGTACCGGCACGGTCTCGATCCGGTACTAGGATAATTTCTCTGTTTAGTGTGTCAATGATATCAGCCTGCTGCTCAGAGCAGTCGTTACTAAGTACAGCCACACCATCAATGCTCATAGCATCAAATGGTCCTTCTACCACAATTACAAACTTCGAATCGGACTGCTGTTGATCCATGTTGTATACATAATTAGCCTCATACTGACTGTGGTACTTGGGTTTGATATTAGGTTCCCAAGTTCTAGCAGAGTACCCAATCAGTTCCCCACGCCAAGTAAAAGGCACAATCACACGCCTGTTCAAGTTATGGTCACGACGTTGACTAACTAATAGCGGATAACGATTTAAGTCAATGGCTCTAGATCGACAGTAAGCTAAGGCTACTGGATCCTCATCCACTAATTTGACATCATCTGGTAAACTACGTGGTGTGAATTTAACTTCAATTGCGTCTGGTGTTTCTTCGGGCTCGCCTACTATGTCACGAACACGAACTGCTTCGATTACTAGTCGTCGAATAAGATTTTCATCTGCGCCTAACCAACTGAGCCAACGCCGAAATCGATATCCCAAATGCCAACCTGGGCGATAGGATATCTTGAATTGGCAGTTAAAACAATGATAACTTACACTGCCATCTGGATTAGTCATTAAGCCACCGCGACCACGAGTGTCCGGGCTTTCACCACGATGATGACAACATACTGCGTTAAAACTCAGCCAGCCACTAGGGCTGCGGCGTCGCTTTGAGGGCAGTAGTTGTAATACAGCGTCTTGAACGGCAGTCAACATCTTTAACAGTATATAGTGTTACTGTTAAAGTGTCAATAGTTTAGATTACACAGGAGGCCTCATGGCTCCTAATGTTCTGGGCGCACTAGTCGGCGGAGCAGTAGTAGGAGCAACTGCGGGCCATATGTCGAATGTTATGTTCAAACTGGTATTCGAACTAGTAGCATACCACCCATTGTGCCAAACTTGAAAAGTAGTTTGGCTATTATTGTTGGTCAAAGCTAGTCTAAATCTGGTGGCATCATAAGGCAACACCATGATTTGATTCGACCAATGACCGGGCATGGCTATGCCACCCATGGCAGGGATCAAATATATGGCCATGTTTTGTACATCACCGGTCCATAATTCGCCAGTGAATGTAGGATGATATGTGGTGTTAAAGGCTACACCTGTAGGTAATGTCAGTAAGTATCCGCCAGTACCTGCTTGACCACCAGCGTAGCCCAATTTATAAGTTATTCTGGCCTTGTCGCCTATGCGCTGGCATTCTAATCTTTGTACAGTCCTAGTGCCAGTGGTTGGTTGATTATGCGTCGATCCTAATATAATAGTATTTTCAACTACTGTGTTAGCGATACCTGAACCAGCTGGTCCAGTGGCTCCGGCTGGTCCTTGAACGCCAATCGGTCCTTGTATGCCAGTGGCTCCTGTTGCACCTGGTTCACCATTCTCCCCGGCTGGACCAGGAATTCCTTGTGGACCAGCTTCACCTTTGTCTCCCTGTGGCCCTCGAGCTCCAGGCTCCCCATTGACCGCAGTTACTTGTGGCATGGGTTGGGAGATGGTGCCTTTCCATTTAGCTCCATCAAATGTATACTTGACACCATTTGGTGTGGTGTGTGTATCACCGGCTTGAGGGTTCAGTGGTAAGTTGTTAATCATGCGATTTCCTAAACATTGTTAAACTAGTGTAAATGTGATACCAAACGCTGGATTATAATCAGCTCGTGTTGTATATCCAGCGTCAGTGCCGCCCAATTGAGTAGGCAAGTTAGTGACTTGGTTAGTAACACCGGTACTACTACCAACTATGCTATAGCTTAAAGTAGTAAAAGCAGGTAATCCGCCCACAGTGGCAGTTCTATTTGTACCTCCATTGCCGGGAGATGCTGTACTAGCTGTGTACAATGGACCAGGACTACGAATTATCAGGAAATATCTATTAGCCGGAACGACAAATTCAACATCAGTGACCCCAGTGTAGGTTTGGCCACCAACTACCGAACTTTGTCCAATTAGTTGTGATCCAAATATCGGCGCACTAAAACTGCCTACGGTATTCTCTAATGAACTAACTGAAAATTGCCAACGCCAGGTACCACCAGTTTGTGTAGTCGAAATTCCAAGGCTGGTTGTAGCGCCGCTGGCAATTTTTATTGCCCGGTGTGCGTACATGACTTGTATTATAGGACGAACTGACGCTGTAAAATTACCGCCAGGGTTACTGGCTCCTGCTGTATACCATATGGTATTATTAGTCCAAGCTACTTGTGTGCCTAATGATAATGCCGGGTCACTAATGCCAGCGGATATTAGAATTCGACGTCTGCGTCCAAAATTACTTACAGCAGTAAATGAACTAAACACTTTAGAATCCCGACAACTGCCCTAATACTGTGTAGGTACCAGAGTTATTAAGCACACTAAAAGTTAATGTGTCAATTCTATTAGCATTAGCTGTGGGCAAAGTATTCCCAGACCAGTTTATAGTTTGTGCCGCGCCGCCGATTTGTACACTATTAGCATAGTAAGCAGTTGCTCCTTGAACAATAACCAAAGTGATCGCAGTAGCATAACCACTAGCTAAATTGAGATTAGCAAAATTAGCTGTCCAATTAGCACTAGGCGTGGTGTGTCTAAAAATTTGATTATTAGTACAATCGTGTGTGACTACACCAGTGGCATTAGATAAACTAGTAAATGATTCATGAACACCACTCATTTTACTAGTGCCGGTAAATGTAGGATTAGCAATTACCGGTGATGGTCCTACTGCTGGATTACTATCAACCCAGGCAGCTCCAGTCCAAATATATGTGTTACCATCATCTGTATCGTAGTAAAGTTGACCAGTTACCGGACTAGCAGGCGGTACGCTTTGAACTGCGGCTGCTGCTCGTGTCCATGCTGTATTTTGGAAGGTTCCATCACTATAAGTGATACCAGGCCAACTTACAGGTGCCGGACTAACATCCATAGCAGTTGGTGGCAATTGT